AGGGAAAAGAAACCGGAGGAGGCTCTAGCGGAGAATCCGGAACTCCAGAGTTGACTCGAATGCAGATACGGAATGGGCCGCAGATTCGCCCTGAACGCCTTGGAAAGCCCCAGAAAGGCGACGGAGGAGGCAGAAAGCCCGGTTTCATCCCACATAGTCGCCATACATCGAGCAACGCCGACTTGAAACCCGTTCGTGGCACGCGGAAGCGCTGATCGTCGTTGTAGGTCCGTCCTACTGGAGCATCAGGGACTACTGCCGTATGCTGTGAAGCGTGATGGAAGCCCGGCGATCGGCTCGATAGCCTGATGGCGCGTGCTGGACGGCCCCCGACACCGATCTCGCAGCGGGAGCTCACGACCAAGACCGGGAACATCGTCCCTGACAAGAGTTCTGTCGGAACTGTCAACAAGAACGCGGTCGTGGTCCTGACGGATCCTGTCCTGGAGGTGCCGAAGCCACCTGACCTCCTACGAGTGGGACGTAGAGGTCGAAGAGCGTGGCGCGACTACTGGACGTCGGCGCATTGGCTCACGCTGGCTGACTACGAGACGGTGGTGCGGCTGTGTGTTCTGATCGATCACACGGACGCCATGCTCGAGTACTTCGAAGCGAATGGAATCTTCGGCAAGGACAAGGACGGGGTGGACTCCGCCTCTGGTCCCTACGGGCAGTATCTCCGTGCGATCCACGAGATGCTCGTCATCGAAGACAGACTGGGCCTCAGCCCGGTAGAGCGCAGCAGGATCAGGATCGAGAGCAAGCAGAAGGGAAGTCCGCTGGATGCGTGGCGCGACAGACGTAAGGCAAGAGCGCAGTAGGACCAAGCGCCACAGAGCGCAGGATCCGGTCACGCGATACGCCGAGAGCGTGCTGTCGGGCAAGGTCGTCACGGGTGAGAACGTCAAACTGGCGTGTAGACGGCACCTAGAGGATCTGGACAGCGGGCAGGCCAGAGGTCTGTGGTGGGACGAGGCAGAGGTCCAGGACAGCATCGACTTCTTCCCGGCCGCTCTGGTGCATTGGAAAGGTGAGCTGGGACCTCGTCAGGGGCATCCCATCGGTGATCCCGTGGTGCTCACAGACTGGGAATCGTTCTGCATCGGCTCTGCATTCGGGTGGAAGCGGTGGGATGAGCGTCGTGAGATCTGGAAGCGTCGCTTCACGAAGGTCTACGTAGAGGTCGCGAAGAAGAACGGCAAGACGCTGATCGCAGCCGGGGTGGGACTCCGTCTGGCGTTCTTCGATGATGAACCCGGCGCTGACGTCTACTCTGCGGCCACGAAACGTGATCAGGCCAAGATCAGTTGGAACGACGCGCATAAGGCGCGGAATGCCAGCCGTGACCTCCAGAAGATGATCAAGGTCAGCATCTCCAACAGCGTTCTGTATGATCCAGAGACCGGAAGTCGGTTCGAACCGCTCGGTAAGGACAGCGACACCAGTCAGGGCATCAACGTCCATGGAGCCATCATCGACGAGCTCCACGTTCATGCTGATTCAGACCTCTACGACAACATCGAAACGGCCACCGCTGCTCGTGTCCAGCCGATGATCTTCATCATCACGACCGCCGGAGTCAAGCGCGACAGCATCTGGTGGGACGTGCGAAGCGATGTCATGGCCGTCCTAGAGGGTCGAGCGCAGGACGACACCGTGTTCGGCTACATCGCCTCCCTTGATGACGAGGACGATCCATGGGACGAGAGCAACTGGATCAAGGCCAATCCCAACCTCGGGCACAGCGTCCACATCGAGCAGCTCCGGGAGACGGCGGCTCAGGCCGAGCGTAGCCCCGCTCGACAGGCTGCCTTCTTCCGTTTCCGCCTGAACATGGTGTCCTCATCGTCTGTGAAGGCGATCGACATGCGCGAATGGATGAAGCCGCAGAACATCAGACCACCGGAACCACAGCCGGGATGGGGCTGCTACGGCGGTCTAGACCTCGCGTCTGTCAGAGATCTGACGGCGCTGGTGCTGCTGTTCCGTGATGAGCACGAGGACTATCACGTCCTGAGTCGCTTCTGGTGTCCCATGGAAGGTATCGAGGAACGCTCCCGTAGGGATGGTGTGCCCTACGACCGATGGGTGAAGGAGGGCTACCTCATCGCCACGGAAGGTGACGTCACCGACTACGAAGCGGTGGCGGCGGAGTTGAATGAACTGGCCAAGACATACGCCATCGGTGAGATCGCCTACGATCGCTGGAACGCCACACAACTCGTGACGCAGTTGGGCCTTGATGGCGCAGCGATGGTTCCCATCACGCAGACGTATGGGCAACTGTCCGCTCCATGGAAGGAGATCGAGCGTCTCACGCTGGAGGGTATGCTTCGCCACGGCGGACACCCGATTCTGCGGTGGATGGCCGAGAACGTGGAGCTAGAGATGGATCCATACGAGAACGTTCGGCCCTCCAAGCGCAAGTCTAGTGAGCGCATCGACGGCATGATCGCGCTGGACATGGCCGTCGGTCGATGGCTGACATGGGGCATGGAGCCGGGAGTCGGGAGAGCCTACTGATGGGTCTAGTGACGACGCTGACGACCCCCACAGGCAGGACGCGCCTGCGCTCCCAGATGAATCGCCTCTCCAGCATGTCCGACGGCACGCGTACGAGCGTCATGCGCTACCGTCGCACCGAAGGCTCATTCCTCTCATACCTGAATCGCACGCGCTACGACTATCGCACAGAGGTCGGAGACGCCGCCACCAACAGCATCGTGGTCGCGGTCGTCGGCTGGGTGGCCAGGAACTTCCCAGAGGCCCCTGTCACGATCCACCGGATCTCGTCAGCCGAGGATGCGCCCAGCGTGCCCATCCGTCCTCGGCTGACGGGTCCGGGGCGGATGTTGCAGTTGATCGAGCGTCCCAATCCCTACTACAGCGGCGTGGTCCAGTGGATGGCCACCATGACCGACTACATGAACACCGGGAATGGCTACTGGATCAAGGTTCGTGGGCCGATGCGTCGCGTGGAGGAGCTCTGGTGGGCACCATCCTGGATGATCGAACCCGGCTGGGACGCAGATCGCACCGATCAGTACATCGGTTGGTATGAGTACACGATCGATGGCGTCACCTACGTCCTTCCACCGAACGACGTGGTGCATTTCCGTGATGGACTCGACCCTCACAACACGCGCAAGGGCCTCAGTCGTCTGGCTGCCCTCTACCGTGAGGTGTTCACGGACGATGAGGCCTCCAACCTGACCGCCAGCCTCATGAGGAACCTCGGCGTGCCGGGGATCATCATCTCCCCGAGCAACACGACCGGCGCGGTAGGCAGATTCGAAGATCCAGAGCAGGTCAAGCGCAAGTTCGTCGAGAAGTTCGGCGGCGACAAGTCCGGCGAGCCGATGATCATGACGGTTCCGTCTGATGTGAAGCAGCTCTCTTGGTCGCCTGAGCAGATGAACCTCCGTGAACTGCGGAAGATCCCGGAGGAGCGCATCTCGGCGGTCCTTGGAGTCCCAGCCATCGTGGCTGGCCTCGGTGCCGGTCTTGATCGCAGCACCTTCTCCAACTTCGGTGAGGCGCGTAAGGCTGCCTATCAGGAGTCGATCATCCCCGCGCAGCGCAACATCGCCGCCGAGCTCGAGGTGCAGTTGCTCCCAGAGTTCGGTGACATCACGGGGCTGGACGTGTCGTTCGACTGGCGTCAGGCGACGGCCATGCAGGAGAACGCCGATCAGATCTGGAAGAGGGCGCAAGAAGCCGCCACGAGGGGCCTGATGACGCGTGCGAACTTCAAGCGCATGACCGGGCAGCCCGTGGAGGGTGATACTGATGACGTGTATGTCCTCCCGAGCAACTTCCTGTTCGTCCCGCTGAACAAGACACCACAGAGCTTCCAGGAGCCGACGAAGCCAAGACTCCTACTGCCCGAAGGAGAACCTCGATGAGACTCTACCCGCATCTGGTGGCGGCGGTCTACGATCGCCCGTGGGCCATCCTCCCCACCACGATGGACATCATCGTAGAGGTCATGAGTCTACGCAAGAACGGTGAGCGCTTCTCCGAGGACGAGATCATGTCGCGTCTGGCGGCTGCCAAGGAGGAGCAGGGACCACGGCAGGGCACGAAGCAGGAGATCGGCGTCAGCGTCATCCCGATCTACGGCACCATCCATCCCAAGATGAATCTCATGAGCGAGATGAGCGGCGGAACCTCGGTCGAGGCGATCAGGAAGAACTTCCGCGCCGCCCTCGCCGACGACAAGATCAACGCCATCGTCTTCGATATCGATTCACCCGGTGGCGCGGTCGACGGTCTGCCTGAACTGGCGGATGAGATCTACGAGGCGCGTGGGCAGAAGCCGATGGTGGCCGTCGCGAACACGCTCATGGCATCTGCCGCCTACTGGCTGGGGAGTCAGGCAGACATGGTCGTGGCTTCACCGTCGTCAGCCGTTGGCAGCATCGGTGTCGTAGCGGTGCATGAGGATCATTCTGGGAGGCTGGAGAAGGCTGGCGTGAAGCCCACCTTCATCACGTCTGCTCCCTACAAGGCCGAGGGGAATCACGCGCAGGCGCTCACCAAGGACGCGCAGGACTACGTGCAGGGTCAGGTCGACTACTTCGGCATGATGTTCCATGAAGCGGTCGCTCGAGGGCGCGGGATCGAGATCAAGTCCGTGGCGAAGGACTACGGCAAGGGTCGTGTGCTGAACGTGCAGCAGGCGACAGACGTGGGCATGGTGGACGAGGTGAACACGCTGGAAGGTGCCATCGGCGAGATCGCCCTGAGCGCGGCGACCCAGATCGACGGTGTGGTATCATCTACGATGGTGGCCGTAGGAGAACTCGGTAGCGAGTCCTTCGGTGACCGCCTCGCTCGGGTAGCCGGTGAGGTGGAAACCCTCGCAGCGCACGCCAAAGCGCGACGCGAGATGCGTCGAGATGACGGGCGGGATCTATCGCCCACGACGCTAGGTCAGTTCAGGCGCATGGTGGAAGCGCTGGAGCCGCTGGTACAGGCGGGGGAACCCCAGCAGGAACCCAAGACGCTGAGCTCGGCGGCCGGGATCATGGTTCCGCACCTCATGACGCGGATCCGACAGTTGGAGGCTACCAGATGAATGCCAACGATCTGCGAGAGCAGGCGCTCCAGCGCTTCCTGGATGCGAAGGCGCTGGTCGACCCAGCCACCGGGGAGATCCCGGCGGAGGCGGAAGGTCAGTTCCAGACGCTCATGGCTGAGGCCATGGATCTGGACAAGCAGTATGAGCAGGCTGCGAAGTCCGAGAACGGCAGCGTGGATCGTCTTGACGAGCGTCTCGCCTACTACACCGGGAAGGCCACGGGCGAGCCGATGCGCTTCCAGCGCACCGTGCTTGATCCGAGCAGCGCCTTGTCGATGGGTGCTCAGTTCGTCGAGTCGCAGGAGTACAAGAAGCTCCAGGCGAGCGGCGTCCTTGACAGCGACAGCGGTCGTTTCGATACGGGACGCGTGATCCTGACGCCGCGTCAGCGATACGGTGCCGCAGCGAGCGACGTGATCCAGTCGGAGACCAGCGGCCCGAGCAACGCGCTCGTCACGCCCATGTATCTCCCCGGGATCCTGCCGCTCAACCAGCGTCCGCTCACCGTGAGGGACCTCTTCTCTCAGGCCAGCATGAGCATGGGAGACCAGATCTCCTACGCCCAGCAGAGCGGCTTCGACAACGCGGCTGCGGCTGTGGCTCAGGCCACCGCCGTCAACAACGGCGCGAAGCCTCAGTCGAGCATCGCGTGGACTCGCGCCACGGCGGATGCCGAGTGGATCGCGACATGGATGGTGGCTACCCGTCAGGCGCTGGCGGACAGCTCTGTCATCCGTGGCATCATCGATAATCAGGGTCGCCTGATGCTCCAGCTCGAGGAAGAGGATCAGTTGCTGAACGGCAACGGCACTCCTCCCAACCTGAGCGGCATCCTCGACCAGAGCATCCAGACCCTTGACCTCACGGGCGAGGATAATCTGGACGGCGTGCGTACCGCACGTCGCCTCGTGAGCACCGGCATCAGTCGGCTGAACGCTGACTGGATCGTGCTCAATCCAGAGGACAGCGAGGAGTTCGACCTCCTCAAGGACCTCAACGACAGTTACCGTGGGGGCAATCCCATCGGCAACTTCGGCTTCAACCAGAGCATCTGGCGGCTCACCCGCGTCGAGTCTGAAGCACTCGCGCAGGGCACCGCTCTCGTCGGCGCTCGTGCCGGTGCTACCGTCTATCAGCGGCAGCCCATCACCGTCCTGACCGCCGATCAGCACTCGGACTTCTTCGTCCGCAACCTCATCGTCATCCTCTTCGAAGAGCGTCTGGCATTCCCGGTGTTCTTCCCCTCGGCATTCGTCGAGGTCACGCTGGCTGACTGGGGCTCGTAATAGGTCATGGGTCGGCCGTGCCCGGTCTGTGGTGCGGAGGACGGCTCGTGCGGGGACACCCCGCTCGCCTTCGCACCGATCAGTCTTGAGAGGAGTTCACCTATGGCGAACGACAAGACGGTCTACCTCAAGCAGCAGCATGTCACTCGTGGCACGGCTGGCTACAAGAACATCGGGCCGAACGTCGAGGTCGTTGACGAGAACGGCAAGACGGTCGCGAAGGGCTCCAAGAAGGCGCAGTAAGACGACTCTTGAAGGTCGCCATCCTCGTACCTCGCCGGGAAGGCTTCCAGGATCGTGATCGTCTATGGAACTTCTGCCGAGCGTGGTGGCAGGAGCACTTCCCTGACTGGACCATCTACGAGGGCCACCACGACGTAGGGCTGTTCAATCGCAGCGCCGCCATCAACACGGCTGCTGCTCAGGCGGGGGATTGGGACGTCGCTGTCATCATCGATAGCGACGTCTTCTGCGATCCAGCCAAGGTGCGGGAGGCCGTGACCCATGCAGAGGAGCATGGGCACCTCGCGTTCCCGTTCGACGTGCGGCACAATCTGAACCCTCGTGGAAGCCAAGCCATCATGAACGGCCACAGCGGCTCCTGGAGGCGCTTCATAGCCCGTTCCTATCAAGATCAGCACAGCAGCGTGTTCGCGATCAAACGCTCGCTCTGGAACGCCACAGGAGGCTTCGACGAGGGTTTCAGCGGGTGGGGGCTAGAGGATACGGCCTTCGCGATGGCTGCCGAGGTCTTCTCTGGCGGGAGGGGCCAGAATCAACCCGGCGAGGTATGGCATCTCCACCATGAGGCCGCGCCTGAGCAGAAGCACGGCACGCCAAGCCATCGCGCGAACATGGCTCGCAAGCAACTCTATGAAGAGGCGTGGCAGCGCGGCGACAAGGAGCGCCTGCGCGCCCTCGTAGAGGAAGGGCGTGAGATGGAGGCGGCTCGGACCGGAGAGCATATCCCCACCACGATCCATCGTGTCGTCCCAGAGCACGGTCCTGAGATCGCAGAGGTGTGGTGGAAGGAGTTCGGCAGACTGCATCCCGGCTGGCGCTTGATGACCCACCGTGACCCGCTAGATCCAGCAGCATGGCCCATCACGAGTCCCCATTGGGCTCAGGCTGCCAACGGAGCGCAACTGGCAGACCTCGTGAGACTGGAGGCGCTGTTCAAGTGGGGCGGCATCTACGTGGATCAGGACGTGCAGCCGTTCAGATCGTTCACGCCCTTCCTACCCCTTCAGGCATTCGCCGCGTGGGAGGACGATGCCGTCATTCCCAACGCCATCATGGGAGCCAGAGCCGCTCACCCGGCCATCCTTGAATGCCTGCATGAGTGCATCAAGCGGCTCCGTCAGGGTGTGTGGGCGGCTGGTCCCGGCGTGACCACGCGCGTCCTGCAACGCCATCCTGACGTGATGCTGTTCCCTCCGCACATGTTCTACGCCGTTCACTACAAGGATCCTGAGCGGGATGTCAAGATGTTCCAGCCGCCCTCTCCTTGGGAGTACGCACGGCATCACTACTGGGGATCGTGGCTGCCTGAGGAGAGGCGACGCGTCCCGGCCTGATATGCGACACCACCACGACTTGATGACATGGGGGGGAAGCCTCGTGACCCCGAGTACTGGAGGAAGTGGCGTGAATCACATCCAGAGTACCGCGCTCGCGAGAAGGCGCGTATGGCGTCTCGCGAATCTAAGAGTCACGGGGATCGAGCAGCGCAGCGCCAGCGAGCCACAGAGCGTCGACTCCGCAAGAACGGGGACAACGGCTCTACCATCGACCATCCTCTGCTCGATGAGGCCGCAGCCATCGCGAGTCGGCACGTGAAACCTGACAGACGTTCGCTGATCGGGGATACACTCTGGGAGGATGCCGTTTCCGTAGCGGTCGTCGCGTTGGTAGAGGGGCATCCTGCTGTGGACGATGTCGTGCGGGAATTCATCAGGAAGGAGCGCGCATGGAGGATCAAGGCCATGCCTCTACTGCTGGAATGAATCCCTTCGAGCAGATCTACCAGAACAACATCTGGAACGGCGTGGAGTCGCTATCTGGTCCGGGTAGCGGGAGCAACGCCACGAGGCACATGGCCGAGGAGCTCGCGACACTCGTGCGGACGCTGGACGTGAACACGGTGCTGGACGTGGCCTGCGGGGACGGCTACTGGATGCCCGCGCTTCCTGGCTACACCGGCATCGATATCTCGCCTACCGCGATCGAGCGAGCGAAACGAAACGCTCCGAGCCGAAACTACCTCGTGGCCGACTTTCTCACCGAAGACTTCAGCGCCGATCTCATCATCATGCGTGATGTACTGCAACATCTTCCGATCAGCGACGCCGTGCTCATGGTCCGGCGAGCGTGGAAACGTTGTGACTGGCTTCTTGCGAGCACGTACCGGAGCGGCAAGAACACGGGCCTGAATCGTGTCAAGTTGATGCAGGGCAGATCGTACGACAACGACCTCCAGCAGAAGCCATTCTCGCTCGGAGAGCCGGTGGCTTGGATCCCTGACGGCTACGTCTATGAAGGGCACGGCATCCGTGACTCGCGCAAGATGCTCGGGCTATGGTCGACTTCCTAGCCTCTCTGCCTCACTACGCCGACCATCTGCGTCCGATCCACGAGGCGATGGGCGGGAGCTTCTATCACATCCATGAGGACGGACCGCGTCAGAAGTCCGTGGTGGTGGCGAGCTATCACGACGTGCGAATGGCACGACGCCACGGCTACAAGAACATCGCGCTCATGCAGCACGGCGTCGGGCAGGCATACACGGAGCGTCATGCTGGCTACTCTGGTGGGATCGACCACAAGGACGTGAGTCTGTTCCTCTGCCCCAACGAGTACAGCGCGGAGAAGTGGCAGAGCGCCTATCCCAAGGCGCGTGTCGCCGTCATCGGTTCGCCCAGAGTGGAGCATCTCCCGACGCAAGAAGGGGATGAGGTGGCGATGTCGTTCCATTGGCTCTGCTCCCTGTGGCCAGAGACACGACCGGCGTTCTCTCACTACCGCACGCACCTCACCAGACTCAAGCCCTGCATCGGTCACGCCCATCCAAGAGCCAAGCGATGGCTGGAGCCGTGGTACTCGGGGAACGGCATCGAGTACGTGCCCTCATTCGAAGAAGTGTCAAGGCGAGCGGGTGTCTTCATCTGCGACAACAGCAGCGCACTCTACGAGTTCGCCGCCACGGGCAGACCTGTCGTCGTGCTGAACGCCCCGTGGTATCGGAAGCAGATCCAGCATGGTGGGCGGTTCTGGGATTGGGCCAGCGTCGGGGTGCAGGTCGAGCGTCCAGATGACTTGGTCGAGGCTGTACGATTGGCCCAAGCGGATCCCGATGAGATCAGGCAGGAGCGGGAGCGGATCGTGCAGCAGGTCTTCGGGCGCATCATCGGCAGCACCGCAGCGACGGTAGATGAGTTGACGGCATGGGCATCCTGACACCTGACGAGCTCAGAGAGCACGTGGAGACCGCCCTTGATGACGTCGCGTTGCAGCGCATCCTCGACGGTGCTGAGGCTGACATGGCCGTTCACGGCGGCACGCTCACTGCAACGCTCGATGCTCCTGATGACGTGACCGAGGTCTTCTATCCAGCACCGAAGACGCTCTATCTGACGCTCGCATCGCGTGCGGAGGCGATCACATCAGTGACCGTGGACGCTGTAGAGCTCGACGCAGCAGACTACGAGGTCCATAGAGGTAACGAGCTCCATCTGGTGAGTGGTTACTACTGGTACTGGACCGATGACATCGTGGTGGTCTATGAGCCCACGCTCGAGGAGCTCCAGCGGCGACGAATGGCGCTGGTCAATCTGTGTAAGCTCTACATCAACGCTGACCCCGGCACTTCGTTCCAGGGAGCGGCGACGTGGCAGACCACCGTCAGCGACTTCGAGGAACAGAAGCAGCGCGTTCTGTGGGCCTGGAAGCGACCTCCCGTATTCGCCTGACCGTGGGAGAGCTGGAAACCACGGAACCGGGTGGTAGAACCAGAACCATGTGCCAGTACCATGTCGGTGCGGTTCGCGGGTTCTGGTGGTTTCCAGGAGGCCGGTTCGAGTGAGATACCAGACAAGAGTGGCGATACAGGCTGACACCCCGACACGGGACGCTGCCGGGGCCGAGGTGCATGGCTGGAACACCGTGACCGGTCTGGAGTCCATCCCGGCTACGATCATGCCGGTGGTCGACGAAGAGCGACAGGAGCGCGACACCCCAGAGTTGGAGAAGTGGTCGATCATCTTGGGTGGGCATCTGCCGCAGATCGACACGGCGATGGCGATCCTGCATGGGGATCGGCGCTTCGAGATCAACAGAGTGTCCACCACCTACGGGCGTCGCATGACGACGGTGCTGGCACGTCGGGTCACGGTCAACACATGAAGTACTCGATGTCACTGAGCGCCAAGATCGTGAATCTACCGCAGTTCGGTCGGCAGATGGCCGTGCTTGGCGTTCTGCTCAACGGTCAGGTGGCTGAGAAGGCAGTCGAGGAGGGCTGCAAGGTCTTCAAGACGACGTGGAAGGGCACCGTTCCTGTGTTCGAGGCGCACTACCAGAACGCCATCTTCTACAAGGTCGAGCCGAGCAAGGTGACGGGTCCGTTCGGGTGGGTCTACGTGGGCTGGCTGCCGGGAGTGCCGTTCAACGAGCAGCCCTTCCTCTACGCACAGCGTCTTGAGTATGGGCGCTTGGGCATCCCAGCCAATCCCTCTGCGCGGGCGGCGTTCGAGAGTGGCAAGGGCGAAGCCACCAGAGCGATGGCCGTCACCTATGGGAAGGGTCTCCCATGATCCTCCCAGATGCGCTGTATGCCTACCTCTCCACCGAGATGAGCGTAGGAGATCGCGTCTACCCGCGCATCCTGCCGAAGTCGGTGGTCTACCCGTGCATGTCCTACCAGATCATCCCCGCTGTCGGGCCGGTCAAGGTGCATTCTGACGCCCATGATGACGGCCTCGGCTCAGGGCTGTTCATGCGGACGCGTATTCAGCTCGACTGCTGGGCCAAGACCTACCGGGAAGCAGACATCCTCGCGAGGGAGGTGCGGCAACGACTGCATGGATTCAGCGGCCTGATGGGTGACCTCCTCATCGGGAGCATCCACCTCGACATCGACATGGACTCCTATGACGATGAGTACGAGAACTATCGACGCATCCTCGACGGAATGGTTTCATACAACGAGGCCTAACATGGCCATCACCACAGGGAGGAATCCATGTCCACGGCTGTAGCCACCCTCGGCACCACGATCGAACGGGAGACCGTCGCGATCGGACAGATCCAGGACATCAGCGGTCCGGACATCAGCACGGACACGGACGAGATCACGAATCACTCCTCGCCGGGTGGCGTGGAGGAGTTCATCGCCACGATCAAGCGTGTCGGCGAGATCACGTTCCCGCTGGTCTTCAACTCGGCGGACGCGAGCCACGGCAGCACCGCTGGTCTGATCAAGGCGTGGGAAGATCGCAGTCTTGACGAGTACGTCATGACCTATCCCGACGGCAGCATGTGGGAGTTCAGCGCCTACGTCACCGGTCTGTCCATGAGCGCTCCGGTGGATGGCCATCTTTCTGCTGACGTCACCCTCCGCATCGCCCTCGAGCCGAACTTCACTGATGCCGCTTCATAAGGACGAGGTGGCAGAGCCGCAGACCAACGGCTCCGCCGCACCGATGCTGCTGACTCGCGAGCAGATCCTGGCCGTTGACGACCTCCAGACGGAGATCGTCAACGTCCCAGAATGGGGCGGCAGCGTCATGGTGCGCGGGCTCACGGGCAAGGAGCGCGACGCGTTCGAGCGCAGCATGGTCATCCTCAAGACCGGCAAGCAGGAGAAGGATGCGAAGCCCGATGTGGACTTCGTCAACTTTCGTGCGAAGCTCGTGGCGCACACCGTCATCGATGAGAACGGTGAACTCCTGTTCAAGGAGGTCGATGTCACCAAGCTCGGGCAGAAGTCTGGCAAGGCGCTTGATCGGGTGTTCGACGTAGCGCAGCGCCTTTCCGGCATGACCGATGATGACGTCAAGGAGTTGACGGACGGCCTAAAAGACGTCCCGAGCGCCGATTCTGGTTCCGTCTCGCACTAGCATTCGGCATTCCCGTCAGGGAACTACAGGCTCGGATCTCTTCGAGAGAGTTCAGCGAGTGGATCGCCTTCTACAACCTAGAGCCGTTCGGCTACGAGGTCGAGAACTTCCGTGCTGCCCTCGTCACGGCTATGGTCGCCAACACGGCGCGAGATCCGAAGAAGAAGTCCAAGCCATTCCAGCCTGACGACTTCATGCCTCAGGAACCGGAGGGCGTGGTCGAGCTCACCGAGGCAGAAGCCGTTCGACGCCGAGCTAAGATTGACGCCATGATGATGGCCTACGGCGGGAAGAAGTAGATGGCCACCGTCGGTAATCTGCAGATCGGGCTCTCGCTCCTCACGGCTCCTGCGCTGGCGGCGCTCAAGACCTTCGAGAAGTCCGTGGCTGCCTCCGGCGTGCGGATGGCTGCCATCGGTGCTGGCGGCATCGTCGCGACCGCAGCCATCGCTGGCTCCGTGGTCGCCGCTGCTCAGTGGGAGAAGGAGATGAAGGGCGTCGTACGCACCTTCGAAGATCCCACGACCGGCGATGCGTTGACCCTGTACACGGAGAAGGGTCAGGCCGTCTCCGATATGCTGCGTGAGATCGCCAAGCAGGCACCCATCACCCACGGAGAGATCGCGCAGATCGCCGAGACCGCTGGTGCCCTCGGTATTCCCCTAGCGGATCTTGAGAACTTCGTCACCGAGGTCATGCATCTGTCGGCGCTGTCCGAAGACCTGACGCCAGATGCCGTGGCGAGGGCCTTCGGCAAGATCCGCACGGTGACTGGCCTAGCCGCCGAGGACTTCGATAACTTCACGTCTGCGGTGGTGGCGCTCGGGCAGGCTGGTGCCTCGACAGAAGGCGAGATCCTGAGCATGGCCCAGCGAGCGTCAGGCGTGGCGACGCTCATGGGGCTCGAGGTGCCTGAGCTCCTTGCGATGTCTGCGGCGATGGCGAACATCGCTGAGCGCTCAGAGGCTGGTGGTACGTCCATCCAGCGCATCTTCCTCATCATGCAGGACAACGTCACCAAGGCGAACGACAAGCTCACGCTCCTGGCAGAGACGATGGGCATCACGAGGGAGCAGTTCGCCGAAGCCTTCCAAGCCGATCCGAACGCGATGGTGCTGGCGTTCTTGGCGAAGGTCTCCACGATGGAGACACCTGAACTGTTCAGCACGCTGCAAGGCATCGGCGTCAAGGACGTGCGTATCACGCGCGGCTTCGGCAACATCCTGTCGGCGATGAAGAACGCTGACGACGTGGCTGGCGATCTGAACGAGAGCGTCAAGATCTCAGACGAGGCATTCGCTGCTGGAACGTTGGGTGCGATCCAGTATGCCGAGCGCACAGACAACCTGATCGACAACACCCAGCGTCTGCAGAACAAGATCTACGACCTCGGCATCACGATCGGCGATGGTCTGGTGCCGCATCTGACCAATCTGGTCGACATGTTCAGCGGCGTGATCGATGGCATCAACGCATTCGCGAACAGCAGCGATCTTGCCAAGGCAGCAGTCGATGCCATCAGCCTGTCCATCCTCGCGCTGGTGGGCGGCGGTCTTGCCATGAAGCTCATGCGGATGTTCCTGCCCATTCCAGCCGCTTCCACGATGATCGCAGGGGCGTGGTCAGCGGTGTTCGGCAGCCGAGCGTTGCAGGGGGCCATCGGCCTCGCTGGAGCGGCGGCTGGCGTGCTGTATGCTCAGGCCGTCGCAGCATCTCAGGCGCTCGCCAACGCGATGATGGGACTGTGGGCTGCTCTCGGTCGACCGGGCGCAGCCCTGATCGGCAGGATCGCAGCCGCCGGAGCCGCCGCTGGAGCAGCGTTCGCTGGAGGTGCGGCCGGAGCAGGCTTCATCGGAACCGTGGCAGCGGCGGTCGCAGGCATGGCTCCGCTGGCGATCCCGTTCATCGTGGCGCAGGTCGCGAGCGGTCCGGTCAAGGACGTCGTACGCGGTCTGGATATCGATCAGCGTGCCAAGGACACCCTGACCGGCGACAACATCGATAACCTCATGGCGAACGCCAGAAAGAAGAACCCGAACGAATGGCGCTGGCCGTGGGAGGAGGGGGGCTTCTTCAACCCGAGCGCAGCCAAGGCTGCCGAGAACCTCGGAGGCAGCCTCAGCGAGCAACTCTCCAAGATCCATCCGTCGATGTTCAAGTCCACGACGTTCATCGATCGGATCGGGTCGTTCATCAGCGACACGTTCTCGAACATGCCGAAGGTCGAGGCTCCAGACATCCTGCCTGACTTCGCGGCTGAATTCCGAGAAGCACGCAAGGCCATCGCTACAGGCTTCGGGAACATCAAGTCAGCACTTGCCAGTCCTCCACAACTGATCAGTCGGGATGATCGGATGGAGAACATGGAAGGCAAGATGCGGAAGATCGTCAAGAACGTCAAGGCGGCGGTCAAGGCGGACGATCCGGTCAACGTCGCCTACTGGACGCAGGCTGCTGGTGCTGCGGCTCAGCGAATGGATCGCATCGGCGGCAAGGGCAAGACCACGACCGCCGACGTGAAAGCCCAGTTCAGGGCGATGGGGATCGACGTCAAGACCACGTTCGGGGGAGTGCAGACCAAGGCCACCACGACCGCCAACAGCGTCCGCACGCGGATGCTCATGTCAGCGCACCAGACA